ATTTGTGTATTAAATATAAGAGAACCATCACTTGCCATACAACCCCTCCTTCCTAAAAATGGATATAAAAAATGCGTACACCACTTGATGTACGCATAAAAAAAGCCACTCTATCGCACAGAGTGGCCAGTTTTTTATTTTGATTTTACACTGTAATACTCAATATTAATCTTTGGCAATGTAACATCAGAACCAAGGACTGATGTGTAAGAATACTTACCGTCACATTCACCCCAAATGGTGATTATATCATCTTCAAGAATTCTATCTGCATTCTTTGGTAATTCAACAGTTGCATAAATAGTATCATCCCAAAGACCATATTCGTCTTTAGTAACATTAATTCTTAAATCAACAGTAGTTTTGTCATCAAGCCAATGTTCATCTTCTTGTACCTGAATAACCTTACCTGTATATTTTAGTTTCTCACCTTTATGCTTGTCAGGATTTCTGGACAAATCTTTGAAAGAAAGTGTCTTACAATTATTTTTGTAAGCTTTAGCTGATACTTTCTTTTTTGCCTTTGTTGTTGGTTGCACTGTTGTAGTTTCTACTGCACTGGTACTAACCGTTGTTGTTTCTTTATTATCAGTATCTTTACTGCTATTTCCATTACGGGCAGAACCGGCTCCGATAGAAATAACGATAACTACAACAATAACCCAGAACCACCACTTCTTATAAAACGCTTTCTTAGTCCCATTATGTTTTTGAGAATTTTTCATTAAATTATTCATTGTGAAATTCCACCTCATTTTTGTAATTTTATTACATTTTAAATCATAATTCGGTGAAAGTCAACATATTTTTTATAAATATTCAAAATATACTATTAATAAAATCTAATTCCTGTTGTTCATCTTGTGAAGTAGCTTTTCTCTTTAGGTCTATTAACTCTTTGTGGGTACTGTAAAATTCTCTCTCCCACTTTTCAAGTTTCTTTCCTTTAGACTTCTTACCTCTAATGTTCATTACCTGTGAAAACAAGCCATCTCCAATTTCATTAAATAGACCTAGAAAAGTCCACCAATGAAGGTACTTAACTTCTCTTGTTTCGTAACCGGCTACTTTATTAATAGCCGGAAAGATTATACTTTCATCTTGTTCCCAATCAAGTATTTTTCTTTGATTTTGAGACTTTGGAATATCTCCACCATCAAGGAACCACATTGCCTTTTTAATAGCTTGTTCTGTATTAGCTGGTATTTCTTTATACAAACACTTTAGACATACTAAAGCCTTACAATATTGGTCTAGTTCAGGGTCATTGAATGCTTGAAATATTAACAATGCAACACGGAAATCTGAATTAATTTCATATGTTTCATTGTCAATTTCAAGGCTTTTAGGAAGTTCACCAATCATTTTACTTTAGATGTGTACTTATGTACCTTTTCAGCGATTTCTTGTTGTTCTACCCCAATATCTTTTTTTATAGAAGGAAGAATTGCCTCTAAAAAATTCTGAAAAACAGGCTTACCACCGGCAATGCTGATACAGTTAGTATTACCAAAGATAATATCAGAAACATCACCATCAAAAATGAAATCTATTTGTTTTCTGATTTTTCTATCTACACTTACGAAAAGATTATTAGCCTCATCAAATGTATTTGCAGTAGAATTTTCATATTCTTTTGCAATCTTATCAATTTGTTTCATTCCTTTTGTAAATCTATCAAAAATCGCATAATCGGTCATTTTAATACGCAAAATTCTACTTTCATCACCGTTAATAGAATATTCTTTATATCCAACATCAAAACTTAAATTGTTCATTAGACTTCTCCTTATACTGCTGTAAATGTTGGTACTTTGTTAGTAATAGCAACAGTACCTTTCTGACGATTGCCTTCAAGTGAAACATTGTAAGGGATATTTACACCACTATTGTTACCACCTGCACCACCGTAAGACTGTGGCTTTACAAGACAATCTTCTACCCAAGCACTAGCACCTGTAACTGCACCTGATGCATCAATAGTAGCATTGTTATCAATAAGCACTTCAAGAATTTTTGTTCTGCAATTTTCTCCTGTAAGTCTATTCATAGCAATGTCTTTTAGCTTGTCAAAGATTTCATCTTCTGTGTCTGCATAGTATGTTTCTACACCTAGAGTTGGTGCGTAACCATTATCAATAGTTTGGTCAAGAATATTCTTTGAGTCTGCCTCCGGATTTAGTTCCATTGATAGTTCCTCAATATCTCTACCGATTAGAAACCAACTAGGTGTCTGACTTCCAAAACTAGCGTCAATGTAGTGCATTAAGTAACTTCTTTTTAGCTTACCTGAATACTTGCTGGGTGTACCACTTACTGCTTTTGTTTCTGCCATAATATTACCTTCTTTCATTAAAAATCAATTTTGTATTGTGATATAATCTGCAACTGATATACCACACCGGCATTCATATTGCCATTTGGTATTTCGTAAATCATACCATTTGAACAAGTTAACTTTGTTAGAGTGCCTGTATACTCTTTGTTGCCCACCTTGACAGTAACTTCTTGATTATCTGCAAAATGTTCAAGGTACATTTGAAGTGAGAGTAAAGCACCTGTATTTACCATTCTGTCATAGTCATTAACGGACTGATACACTGCGTATAGAATGAAGTTATGTTGTCTTGTCTGATTACCTAAAATATCTTCTTTTAGCAATGTATCACCTGTTGAAGATAGTCCGTAACTATCAATTGTATCATCTGTAAAGTCAATAGAGATTTCATTACACACTTCATTAATTTGTGGAAAACTCTGCAAAGCTGACTTTACTACTTCAATTATGTTCATTTCACATTACCACCTAAAATTTTTGCAGTACCGTTCAGGATAACATCTTCCTTATCCTTTTTCATTCGTTCAAACCACATCTTCCCTGCTAAAGGGTGTTTAGCAGTTGAATACTTTAATTCTCTACCGGTAGGGTATTTCTTTGGTGGACTGTAAAAGCCTACCAATTCACCATTCTTGTATAGTGGAATATTAGGACCATAAACAACACCATAGTATAAATACCTTGCATAAGGTCCTAACTGTACAACCTTACCACTACCTATAACTGTACCTACTGTGGCAGACCTAAACAGAAAGCCTGTATCCATAGGTGTGTATGGTATCATCTGCCTTATAACTTCATTGTCTACAAACCTTTGTGCCTTTTGAAATTCCTTTTCAGTTAAAGAACCAAAGTTACTACGCCATTTAAAATTTAAACTTCCGTTAGGTGTGTTTATTGTGCTATCTTGTGGCTGACTAATAATCATACATTCACCTACTTTCCACTAATCTTGATGTGTTGTAACCTTTTAGCACCATAGTCCTTGATGTCTATTGACATAATAGTGTTGTAACTAAAAGACTTGTTAAACTCTTTCATACTTTCCGATACTGTCTTTTGGTCGGTATTATTAAATTCAAAGTCACAATAACCTTTTACAATAAGGTCTTGTGAGGGTTTCTTAGGCACAATCTTCATTCCTGGGAAAACATCAATAGCCGGTAACAAGCTACTGCTAGGAGTAATTACAAGGCTATCAAGTGGTATATATACAGTTACACTGTCAGCATTCTGTAAACCACTTTTCATAACATTACTTGCTTTATTTTCTTGCCAATGACAATGGGGTACATAAAACTTACTGTACCCCACCCCATTAAAATGATATATTGTACATTTAAAATTAGTAATCACTTTACACCTCTGTACAGTAAACCTGTGCCACTTAGCCACATATAAATTACAGACTTAATTTTCTTTGACAAAACCTGTCTTTGGCTTTCTGTACTTTCATATGTAACAGACATATCTCCTGTTTTGTCAGAGGTTACATAGTTGCTACTATTTTGTTCTGCATGATAAAGCAGTTCAGCCACTTCACAACAACACATTTTTACTTGTTCAGGTATATCGCCCTCATCAATGTTGTCACAAGTATAGTGCCTAATATAGTTAGTTGCTTTACGGAAATAAACATAAAGGTTAGCAGTATTAATGACTGCACCTTGATATTTATTTTTATAAAAATCCATATTTGCATAAATCATCATACTGCTTTACCTCTTATTCAGATACTGACTTTACTTCTTCATCTAGTGACTGAGTAGCTGTGTTCTGCGTTACTATGTGACAGTAGATACCTGCTACTTTGTTCTGATACACCTTAGCAATACCAACATTACGATAACCAAAAGTCCATGCGTCTGCATCAGGGTTTGCGTTAGGGTCAATAATCTTAGGTACTTTATGCTTAGTATATTGGATTACTGCTGACTTATGGATAATCTCAAAGTTAATATCAACAGATTTAGCTGACTTAGCATAGCCACCTTTTTCCTGACCACTGGTCTTACCGTCATTTAGTGTAATGTTAGTCATAAATCTTGATGAAGGTACAGGAACAATCTTAGAAAATCTTTCAAGTACCTTTCTTGACTTTGTTGTATCCATATCATCAATTACACCGTAAAGGTCTGAACGAATGTACAGAATTCTGTTATCCGTAGGTACTTCGTCATCATCCATCTTTGCAGTAGCAGTACGAAGAGCCTTGATAATACTGTCACCTGTAGAAAGGCTACCATATGCAGAAGAAATACCCTTGATACCTGAGTATGTAGAAAATCTAAATGCATCAAGTTCAGGTACTTCCTTAGTACGGATAAACTCACCTGCAAGTCTGCCAAAGGCAATACCGGCAGTTTCAATATTATCCATACTGTCAACAGTAAACTTTCTGCCTCTATCGTAGTTACAAGCTACTGTCTGATTCTTAATAGTTACATCACCGTTAATATAACCACTGTTACGGTCATAGTTAGCAAGACCGTCCATTTCAATCATTGGAATAATCAGTTCGTTAGCATTAGCACCGGCTTGTGCAAGTTCTGACGCACCGTCTAAATCAGAAGTAAGTGCAGCATTTTTATACACTTCATCAAGAAGTGGCACATAGGATTTTGCTAATTCAATAGTATTTGCCATAAAATAAAACCTCTTTTCTTAATTATTTATCTTCTTTTGGTTCACCTAAACCCATAGCAGACCTAATGGCTGACATTGAGTCAGGTTTAATATTTGTGTTACCGGTATTCTTTACCGGATTTTTGAAAGGCTCATCTGACTTGAACATATAGTCATTTTCTGTCTTTACATCCTTGATAGCCTTTTCAATATCTTCTGCTTGATTTTTTGATGTTTTAAGGTTGTCAAGGTCAAGCAAAGCCTTAACAGCTTTACTGTTCTTTGCACCACTTTTTGATAAAGCCGTATCAAGTACAGAAGTAAACTCCATATCTGCAATTTTATCCTTGTACTCTTTGTCCTTGTTTGCAAGTTCTGTGTTAAGATTATCAATTTTACCTTGTAAGTCTTTGACATCAACCCCATCAAATTCTTTTAGTGCATCTTGTGCAGTCTTTAGCTGGTCCTTTAGGCTATCTCTTTCCACAATTAGTGGTTGTTTAGCCTTTTCTAGATCTTGGTTGTACTGATTCAGAACTTTATCAATATTATCCTTATCAAGTCCTAAATCTTCTAAAAATTTTCTTTGCATAATAGCTCCTTTCGATACGCTTTTTAACGAGGTAGCACCTCTTTCTATCCTTAGTTTAACGACTTAGGAACGGTCAATTTTTGGTATAAAAAAAGCACCTTACAAAATGTAAAGTGCTTAAATAACAATATTTTGTTTAATGCTCGGAATTTATAAACTTATGATATTATATCTTTGATACCTTTAGTTGCTTTATAAATTCTTTGCATAATAGAATTTTCTGTTAAATATTCTAAACCCTTTAAGGTAATACGAATATCATCATTATCTACAACAGTTTCACCGGTAATATCCTTATAGACCCTTATACCCTTTATATAACCTATATCAGCCATCATTTCAAGGTATCTTGCCCAACGTTCTTTGCTTATCTCTAATTTATTATAATCTATTTGAGATAGTTCAAATTCAGGATAATCCATTGCTTTTTCTAATGCTCTAAGAATTTTATAAATACATTTAAAATTAT